TTGAATAACGTGAAATAATTAAATCGACTAAACTTTTTGGCGATAAAATAAGTACAGACCAAACAACCGAAACGAATATTTCAGTTGAAAGACTTTCAAATTGGTTGTGTGTATATCGCCATAATTGGATTGCACACAAAACAACACCGATAACCAATGTTAACCAATGAACGATTTTATATCTTTTATATTTGTTTTTTATACTCATATCTTAAAAACTTAAATACCTTAACAAATCACCCCTTTTTGCAACCATACTTCCGGCGGTTGTGCCATCGTTGGAACTTCCAGAAAAATCAAACCAGGTTGCATCTGTTTTTCTAAATGTCAATTTGCAAACGCAATTCATAGACGAATTAAATTCATCATAAGGTGTATTAAATACTATATTTCTTTCATCTGCATCCAAAACCTTAGTAAAAAACATTACATCGTAAATATCACCACCAAAATAATCTGAAGTACCATTTGCACCCAAACCAAAATTACTTGGCATTGAAGTATAACCAGTATAAGACCACGAACCGCTTAATTCTTTATTGTACAAATATGCGGTTATTGTACCATCGCCATCGGTATTCGGATCAGTCCATGAAACCAAAAGAAAATACTCTGTTTTTGCGGTTATGGTATCATCAATTAAAATGTTTGTAGTTAAATCACCTAAAACAACCGCTAAATCAGAATTCGCAATTTGTAGATAAAATCTTGGAGTAGCACCACCTATAATAAATTGAGATGTAGTCACATCAGCACCAGTTTTAAAACGAATGGCATAAGTTCCATTGTAAGAAAAAAAGTTTGAAGGTGTTGCAAAGGTTATTTTGTCATCTGTACCATCAAAAGTATAAGTAGATCGCAAAGAACGATAAACGTTATTCCAATCAATAGACGTTCCTTCTTGCGTTGTGAATCCTACTTTTGAACTATCTAAAATTGTAGGTTCTTTTTCACTAATAGAAAAACCTACGTAAGTGTTATTTAATAATTGATAGTTTTCTGTCCCACTTATGTAAACTGGCTTGGTAATTAACCCATTAGTGGATTTAGTAAATAGGTTATTATTGATTGATATAACCTCGCTATCTTCACAACGAACAAAATTACCATCGGTTGTGTTTATCTGTGTCGAATCAAAAGTGTTATTTGTTAGTAAAACGTTATTTGTTCCGTTAAAATAAACATATTTATTTCCATAAGATTCAATAAATGAGTTTTCACTAATAACACAGTTTAAATTTTGAGTAGTAGCATCAATTTCAATCGCCCATTTATTCTTTTTGAAATGGTTGTTTTCAATTTTAGGACTTTTAGCAGAACTACCAGTAATTAATATCGAAATTCCAGTCGTTTCAGTTGGTTCAAATTCGTTTTGCGAAACCGAAGCCGAAGCACCTAAAATGGTTAATGCGGTTTCGGTAACTTTAAAAAATACGTTATTTGAAACCGTTGTTTCAGACAAACCACCATACAAACCCAATCTACAATTTGATAAATGGTTTTTAAAGAAGTTAAAAGAATCCGTACCACTTGCATCAACACAAACATCCCAATCCCAAATATAAACGCTTTCAACTGTTGCTAAACCTATTTTTGTTAAAGATGCGGTTGAATTGGTGTTATCAACTAATTTTAAAGCAGTCTTGCCTTCAACTGAACCGCCACCAAAAATACCTATGTTTTTTATTTGAATACCTTGTGAACGATATGAAACACTTCCAGAAGTTAATGTTGTGAAACCATCTGTATTGTTGGTAAAAAATAAAGCAGTTTGTGAAATGTAATCAATGTTACTTGGTGTTGCGACTTGTTCCGGAAATAATGTTTGAACTCCAGTAATTGATGTACTTTGACCTAAATACAACGTACTTTCAATTTTGTAATTTCCATAAGGAACAATCACATCCGATGCACGATTTGATTTACTATCAATAGCGTTTTGAAAAGCGGCTGAATCATCAGTTCCAGTTCCTAAATTATAATCGTAATCGCCCTTTGCACCAAAATCTTTTACATTAGCATAATCAAAACACCCAATCCAACGGCCGGTAGTTATTGCCGTTATTTTTATAATATCACCACCATTATCTGTTTCCGTAGAAGTATTGTCCCAGCGATAACAAATTATCGGTTTATCGCCTTTTGAATAATAACCCAAAAGAAAAACAACATCGTTTGCGTTAGGTTGTGCCATTAATCTTAAATCCGCAATTGTATCAACTAAAGATGCACTATCTAAAAGACCAGCAATAGCGACATCCAATTGCCCTTTGTTAACCGCTTCCGTTGAAGATGTAGCATCAGCAACTTCAAACGTTTCTGTACTATCACCATTCAAATCGGCCTTTCCGGTTAATAATGGTTCAATCAATGTTGCGATTTGCGTTATCGTTGCTTTTTCAGCCAATCCGGTTGTTGGATCAGCAAACGGAACTAAATCCGTACTTACTGGAGTTCCAGCGCCTAATTCGTTTATTTTTATTGTAGCCATATTATTTTTATGCCGTTAAAATTTCGTTACCGTTTCCATCTTCGATTGAATTACCATTTCCATCACCAAGAACGTAAGTTAATTCGCTTGTTGATGTTGGTTGTCCATAACCTAAGATTGTGCCGCTAAATGTAATAAATTCATCAATTGAACTTGGTAATTCAACTTGCGTGAAATACCCACTTCCAAAATCAACGAATCTTTTATCATTATCTTCAATTTTCCATTCAATTAATGTTCTTGATCGCTTTAACGTTTTAATTTCATTGTAAGAAATTGTTTGCGAATCGTCAAAAATTGCGTTAAACGATATTTCAAAACCTTGATTTAAAACCTCGTAAGAACCCCATCCACCGGTTTCGTTATTTGCTTTATCCAATGTTTCGATATTTTCGGCAAAACTATTATCAGTCAAACACCCAATCGGATAATATGTTCCGGATTGTTTTATATATAATATCGTTGTTGTTCCTTTGTAAAACGTCATTACTTACTTGCTAAAATTTCGCCATCAAACGAAATAAATTCATCAATTGCATCATTTTCACTTAACGAAACAATATAACCATTTCCGCTTTCACTTATTGATGTATCTGCATTTTCAACTTTCCACGAAATAAGCGTTTTATTTCGCTTTAAATCTTTCAGTTTGTCTAAACTTATTTTCGTAAAATCCCCACCGGCGAAACGTGTGTTGATTAATAAGCCGCTGAAACTTATTGATATATTTTGTTTTGTAGGAACAAACGTATTCCATCCAGAATTGTCACGTGTTGTGGTGTTCAATGTTTCGATTGTATCGGCCATTGAGTTTTCAGTTAAACACGCAACCGGTAAAAAACCACTTCCAAAATCAAGATACAAAATATTATAAGTTCCATCTATAAACATACTCACAAATATAAGAAAAATTTATCAAGTTCGTATTTTTGGTTTAACCGTTTCCCCATAATCTTCAGATTGAACGTACAATACCTCATCATCTTGGAAATCGTAATTTAACAACTCAACGTTTTTTAGTGTTGTTACGTTATTATAAGCATCGTAAACCCAATTTACCGGTAACATTTTTTCTTTTACGTTGTTGATGTTTATTACACTAAACAACGGAACGAAACCAAATACATCACCTTCAAACATTATTCTTGGATTCCAACCCATTCGAATACGATCTTCAACCATGATTCTTAAAATAGGTTTTAATTCAGTAACACCATTTCGATTCCATGTTTCTGTTGGTGTTGTTTGATCATTCTTGTATATTGTTGAATAATACGTTGCATCAGCAACATCACCGTTTAAAACTTTCTTAACATCATCGGTTGCTGGTGTGTAATTTTCGGCTTTTTCAATGGTGTAATTCAATCCTTTCGGCAATTCTTGACCGGTGTAAGATTGCATAACTACTTTTTCAATAATTATTGGCGCTTCAGCATTAGAATCACCAGGATTAAAAATAACGATGAAAACATTTCCATCACTTTCCGGAACAACATCGCTTCTTAATTGTAAACTGAAATTCTTTTCATTCGCTTCAATTGTATGGCTTATTAAAACGCCATCATTTTCTAAATCACTACCATCAGAAATCCATACGCCATTTTTGTTCATATAATAATAATTCGAACCTTTATAGTAAACAATTTTAAAATTGATTCTACATTTAAAAAGATAAAAAGTCAAAGGATTTGAAAAAACAACTTCTGTTTGAATTCGCGGATCCCCACTTACTGTATAATCATCCAAAGTTGCTTGGATATCAATTGAACTATCCGGCCGATAAATTAAAAACCCACGATTTGGATAGGCTTGTATAATCTCACCACTTCCGGAAATTGTCCATTCCGGAATGGTTGTTGAATTTGTCCAATCTAAATTTACGTTTTGATAATATGGAAATACATTGCCATACTGCAAGTTTACGCGATACGCACCCAAAGAACGCTTGATTGATTTTTGTTGATTTGCGTTAGCATGATGCGGATAATAACTATCGATTTGACTACCTAACGAAAACGAAATATCTTTAGCAATCGTTTCTGTTCCGGATATTAAAACCCCATCTTTATCGTAATTGTAAAACGTTATATTAGCGCTGTCATGTGCTTCAATTGGTCTGTATATATACCAATATCCGCCATTTTGTAATAACGTAGCGTTAAACAATTCTAAGCATGATTTCAGAACTTCTTTACATGATAACGCATCATTATCATCATTATTTACAAAACGTTCGCTATTCGCGTAAATATTAGATAATACATCAACACCACTTAACCCATCGTAATACACGTTTACCGAAGTTCTAAATGGTAATTCTAAATTTGTTTTCGCTAAACAATTTGTAATAATTTCAATAAACGATTGTTTACCGCTGAATAACAACCTATCTTGATTCGTGTACGCAATATCTTCTAAATATCCAAGGCCATCAATCGCTTGTAGGTTTATGTACCATTTATCTTCAACGTAGTTTTCATATAACCCTTCCGGCGATAACCATCCGATAAATTCAGTAACACTATTTCGGATATATTCAACCTTGTAAACCCTTTCTTGTTCGGTGTACAAATCTTCGAACGTTAATGATGTGTTTGCTAATAAATTAACGTTCAACATTTGTGGTCTTAATGAAGTCATTGTATCTTCATCATCTTGTGATTCTAAAGTACAATTTCCTTCGACTTGAACGTATTCCGGTGTTGTGTTGGCCTTGTAAATATTAACGCGATGCTGAATATCTTTAACATCTTTAAATTCGAAATAATACGCGGTTGTAGTTGGTTCCGGTTCTATTGATTCACTTCGATATGTTAATTTTACATCAGATGGCGTTGTTGAACCATTGTATGTTGCGTTTTGGAATAAAATATCACTACTTTCACCAGTCAACGTAAGTATATCAGCCGAACGCGTAATTGTAAATTGTAAAGAACTGCCGTAATCGGTTTCAATAGCATCTTTTAAATTAATCGCGCTACCTTCACCAACAACACCGAAAGTACCGGTTAAAACTTCGTTGATTTGTCGATTTGTATCAACAAACGTATATGTATATGAAGTTGTAATTCCACTTGATGAATTGTAAACTTCGAAATAAATTACATTTGTTGCCGTTATATCGGCTTGAAAATCGATTAAAAGTTTGTTAATTACTGCCATTAATCAAATTTTAAAGTTCCCCCTAAATTTCTATTTTGTCGTAATGTATTCGATAATACACCAACTAATTTTGTACCAGCGATTTCAAATACAACCGTTCCACCGCCATTTCCGCTAAATCCGGAAGTAAACGAACCACCGCTTGATGTTTGCGTTGAAGTTGATGTTGAAAATCCGGTACTACTACCGCCACCGATACTACCACCGATTTTTTTCGATGCCCCTTTAAATAACGAACCTAAAGCAACCAGGCCTACACCAACACCGATTGCGGCCAATGGATTTAATGATGTTAACGCTGCCTTAATGGCTTTTAAACCAACACCGATTGAAATGGCTAATTGACCAAGTTGCACCAACAAACTACCAACCGAACTTAATAAAGCGGTTGCTAATTCATTACCAAGATTTTTGCCTTCAGACAAAGCGGTTCCGATCGCTTCGCCGATTCCAGAAAATGCACCTATTAAATTGGTGTTAATGATATTACTTACACCATTACTTAATTCAGTTAATGCGTTTATCATTTCAACGCTACCACCACGAATTGCAGCCGTTCCTTCACCAAGCGAAGTTGATATTTGTGTACCGATTTGCGTTAATGGTTGTAATGCCGTTTTTGCTTGTGTGCTTATTTGACTAAATGCGCTTGTTACCTTTTCACCTACTTTTTCAGCAACACCGTTTTTGCCACCACCGCTAATTGCCGTTTCAATTTTGCTTTCTAAATCAATGTTTGTTAATTCAAGATTTTGCAGTTGACTTTGCAATAAATTTAATGCTTTGCTTGTTTTATCTGCTTTTTCTTTTGTTCTGGATAAATTACTCTGTAATTCTAAACCACCAGTTCGCAAACTTCCAACACCTTTTCCAGCTCTGGCTAATGCGTTTGAGTAACGCAATTGCGCATCTTCATTTTCTTTGGTAGCAATGGCAAGTTTATCTTCGATAACAAGCATCTGTTCGCTATTCTTGATAATGGCGTTCATTGCTGCCGCTGATCTTGCACGTTTTAAAATTGATTTGCTCAATAAATCGTAAGAACCTTTTAATTCACCATTTAGAATTTTTTCTTTACTTGCGTTTTGTAAATACTTCGGATATTTTCGTTGAAGTTCATTGACCGCTTCAATTCTTTCTTTGTACGATAAATTTGTATTTTCCGCTTGTGAACGTAATAAACGCAGCGTAACCAATTCTTTTTGTGCCGCTTGTGTGCCTCGCAATGATGCTCTTTTCGTTGCTTCTAAACCAAAAACATAATTATCTAATGCTTCATTGAGTTTTTCTTGTTCTTCCTTTAGATTCTTAACCTTGTCTTTTGATTTAAACAACTGATCCCCAAACGAAACCAACAATGAAGTAACTGCCGAAACGGCTAATAAAATACCAGCCGGACCAGTCAACGTTGACAACATCGCCTTTAACGCTGCCTTTGAACTTCCGGTTGATTTCTGAAGATATCCGAAACTTTGTGTTAGTTGCGTAATGTTGTTCGCTACACCTTGAATCCCAAATGGCGCATCCTGGATAACCCTTGAAAACTCGTTTACGGCTGGAACTGCATTGGCTGAACTTTTACCAATTTTATCGAATCCTTTCGAACCCCTTCCGGCTTGTTTATCGAATTGCAATAATTTCTTTTCGGCTTGTTTTAAACCCTTCTGAAACTTTTGAACTTCCGCTACTAATTCAACTCTTAATTTTTCGCTCATGGTATTGTTCTTGCGCTTTTTTAATCGCGTTTAATTGTGCATCACTTATTTTCTTTGAACTACCTAACTGCATGAATGAATTTATGCTTTTTGGTATTCTCTTTGGATCTCGATGCGGTGCAACCGTGTTATTGTACATCAACAATCGCAACATTTCCCACTTTTCTTTGTTAACCCTTTTATACGAAAATAGGCGGAGTTGGAATTCCGCCCATGTCATTTCGCAATACTGTTCGTATGTACAATTTAATTCACCCAAAGCGGTTGCCACTACATCAGCACCCCAATTTATTTTTTTTTTGACGTTTCAGCGTTTTCTTCGCTTTCCGGAACGTCTTTTACCAAACTTTCGGTAAACGCTTTAATAAACTCTTGAACTTGTACTGAACCAAAGCCGCCATTATCTTCAAGTACATCAACAAAATCATAATAACCAAGACCATTATTTTGGCCACGTCTTTTAAGATTGTGTAAATAACTTTCATGCATCAATGTTGGAATGAATTTGAATGGATTTCTATTTAACTTTTCATCAATTTGTTCTAAAGTGATGTTTTGTTCATCTAAAAATTCACCCAAAAACGAAAGCCCAAAAAAGAATTCGAATTCGTTTTTACCGAAAACAATTGTTTTTCTATTCTTCATAAATTAAGGTTTTTGTTATACGTTAGGATCAACAGTAGTAATTAAACCAGTGTTTTGTAATGTTCCACTATATGTAGCGAATTCATCACCAGCACTTGCAGTTAATTCCAAATCAGACAACACCGCCGTACCATAATAATCAGTTGGTGTAACTTGGTCTGTTGATAATTTCCAAGTAACCGTTGAACCACTTGCAACGTTGATGAAATCCAACAACGCATCGAAATCAGTTTTTCCAGTTTCGGTTTTGATGTAAATCGCTTCGAAAGAAACTTCAGATGAAGTTGAACCGGCTTGTCTAATTACTAAACCTGGATCGCATTTTGTTTGCGCTTCAATTACGTTTCTTACAACGCTTAAACTGTTTGACGTTAAGCATCCGATAGGATCGTAAGAATCAACACCATCCCAAATAGATAGTATCACCGCCTCGCCTTTAATAAATGTACTCATGTTATTTTTGTTTTATTTTATTAATCGATTAATAATTACAAATATAAATAAAATTTATTAATATCTGTAAAATTATTTTTTTTGTTTATCGTTGTTTTACGGAACATCATTTACTATATCAGCACTCGTCATATTATACATAACAAAAACACAATTTGCTTCTGTTCCGTTGTCTTGCAAATTTGGATAGGTATCACCATCACCCATTCGCCACCAGTGTTTTGGTTGTGTGGTCAAAGTTGATAAATCAAATGGAGTTCCACTATTGTATATTGAAGAAATATTACCACTTTGGTCGCTATCAAATATAGCAAGTTCATCAACCTTTTCTCCAGTTAAAGTGTTTCCACTTACTAATTTACCAACTCTTAAATTTTGACCACTTAAAGCACCACTCCAGCCATAGTTGGAATTAGTATTGATTGTTGATTGGCTTACACCATCAATAAACAAACTAAACCTACTATAATAATTATTTATATCTCCACTTGATGCACCAGTTGTACCACCATCATAAGTAAAGGTAACGTGCTGCCAAACATTATTGGATAAAGCATTTGGAGACATTATCCTAATATTATTGTTTGCACTACCATACTGAAGTCTTAGTTTATGTGAGCCAGTCATTCTTATCTCAATAATACCTCCATTCGTTGTATCGTTAGAGCCATAATAAAGCACAACCCTGCCACTTGTTGTATGTGTGGGTTTTATCCAAAATGAGATAGTCCAAGCATCACCACTACCACTACCATTCCCACTTCTTCCTAAAGTACTATCTAACAAGGCTGCGTTTGCTCCTAAGTAATCTGAAGAGTTAAACCTAATACTTTTGGTATTTGCAAAAGGCGGATTTGAAACGGTTAAAACTATTGTTTCAGAATCTTCACCATTGTAATTTATTGCTTTTACTGGTATATTGTAAGTGCCAACTGCTAAAGAAGAACCCCCTATTAGTTTTCTATTATTACCATCAATAGTTGTAACACCGCTAACATTGGATAAATCCCACTCATAACCCACACCGAAATCAGCAGTTAACTCGTAATTAAGGGTTTCACCTTGCACTAAGTTTATGGATAAATTACTTGTAATATTCGGTATGTTTGTTGTAGATGTTCCACTTGTTTGAAAAATTGCATTTAAAGCATTACAAACCTCGATAGCGCTATCACCATAACCGTTTCCATTTTGATCAACAAAATCTGTATATTCTACGTTAGATACAATGTATATTGCTCTTGCTAAATCACGTACACTACAAAAACCATTTTCCACTATTGTTTGTAACGAATTTAAAAATTGAACTCCGTTTGCATCTTCTATAAAGATTGCGTTGGCTTCTGAATCTTTGTATATTTTTATCATTATTTTAAATCTATTTTAATGTAACTACCTGCATTTGTTAAAGTACCATTTGTAGATAATTTTACTTGTAATTTACCCACACCGCCTTGCGTGTTGGTATCACCCATGTAGATAGGGAAAGATATTACCCTTTGATAATCTATACCACTACCGCTATCAAGTCTTTCACTCCAAAACTTCAAAGCATACTCACCAGCACCTTGACCTAAAACATATCGAACTTCTAACAAAGCGTTATTTGTGTTTGGAACAACAGTGAAATCATTCCGAACTAATATTTGACTGCCCAAAGTTAGTTCGCTGAAATCTAAATAACCAGTATTAACATCGATTAATTCGGTTATATCAGTAGGTTTGTATGTTTTATTTGTAAATGCACCGGCACCATTGTTTGGTACGTCTGTCCAAGTATCTGAAGTTAAAGATATACTTCCAGTTGTATCGTTATAATCAATAAAACCTTGCTTTTTTAACGCGGTTTGCTCCGCACTATTAAAAGCCAAGTTTTCAGCACAAAACGCACGAAAAGTATCTTGTGTAAATACAACGTCTAAGGAATTAACACATTCGGCCAACGGAAAACCATTGAACGAATTATCCGAACGATTGTATCTGTTGATATTATCTTCATTCGTGCCAGTTGTACCATACAACTTAACTAAATTACTATCAAGATTTTCTTCGATAAACCACGTATCACGTGCCGGTTGAAATATCAACACTTCTGAACTTATTGTATCGGTGACCTTAACCGCACCGTTTTGAATTTCAAATTTATATGCCATTTTAATTTATAGTTAATTCGATTCGTATAAACTTTCTAAATATATTTTCAACGCTTGTTTTCGTCACAACATCATTCGGAAATGATTGCGTTTGTCTTAATACTACCAATCCGCTTCCAGCATCTAATGTTAGCACATCGGTTGCGCTTCGAACGGCATCGGCTATATTATCAGCCAATAATCTTGAACCAGGGTTTCCAACACCGCTATATGAAGTAACAATATCTAATAAAATGCTTGATTCGTACCAATATTCGCATTTATTTGATTTGTCAACCGTGTTGGTTTGCGTTGTCATTAAAACGTAATGATCAACTTCTAAACCTTCCGGAACTTCACTATCAAAACAAGGTATCGTTAACGTATCAACAACGATATCATTTATCGCATCAAATACGGCCTTTCGAACCCATTTATCTGGTAATGATTTATTCATTATTTATTGAATTTTTTTGTTAATCTTTTCAATGCCGTTTTCAAATCTTTTAGGTATTGCACCTTGCCTTTTACAAATGCCGGATAAAGATATGGTTGCGGATGCAAACCTTTCTTTAAAATACTCATAAAAATAGGATATGCCGCTTTTTCATCAATCCCTTTCGAACGGCACCAATCTTGAATACTTCTCAACCCCTTTTTAAACGTTCCTTTTGTGTTTATCTTTTCGATTTCACTTGCAATCGCTTGTAATTCGGCTGGTACTTGAACTCTTTTTCCGGTTCCAAACTCAACATACGCACCATAAGTCAACCCAACATTAACCGCGTAATGATAACCTTTTTCATCTTTTCGTTCGGTGTTTATCGATTGCGCTAATTTACCAACGTTCTTCGGTGCTTTTACCTTTGCATCTTCTTCAATCCCTTTTGCGTTTGCGAATGTTGATATCGCTATTTCTTCAGCGCCTTCTTCACCTAACTGAACAAGTGATTTTAATACGTTTTTTGTATTGGTTTTAATTGGCACTTTTTACGCTATCTTTTATTGCAATTATCTGCAAATCCCTATCTTCAAAACCTATATTTACAACACCTTGAATTTCGTAATTCGTGTTTCTATAACGTAAATACATATTCAAAGGATTTATGGTTAAATCATTTCGTTCACGCATCGTTACAATAATTGTATTTAATAACGTTTCAACACCAACTTCTTCGCTTTTACGATCGTTTTTCATCGGTTCAATCTTGGCCCATGATGTACCAACTTGACTTGCCGTGTTCGTGTAACCGCCAAAACCATCAGCAACATTCGATGTTTGCCAAATTTCAACCCTTTTATTGTACTTTCTTGCCCTCATTAAATAATAAAACGCTTATTATAATCAATCGCATTTTGTAACCAAATTGGTAACATTCCGTACATCACCTTGTTTGATTCGGCTTCGTAATACATAAATTTAACTAATTCCAATGCACATTGAACAAGTTCATCCGGAACATTTGCCGGATCAGAATACCCAACGTTTAACACCAATTCAGTATTTGCGGAAGAATTCGTTTCGTAAATATTATATAGTTCGTATTTCGTTTCAGTTGTATCCGTTGGTGATGTTACCGAATTAATTGGATAGTCATAAACGTAAACGCAAAATTCTTGAAACAAATACGTTTTCGAACGTGCATAAAACAAATGATTTGTACGCTTTTCGATCATTCTACACGCACTTTGAATCATTGATGTTATTTGACTATCATCGTCGTTCAAAGTATCATCAATTCGTAAGAAAGTCTTTGCATCGGCTAAAGAAACAACACTTAAATAACTCATTTTTTCTTAATATTTACCTTTCGTTCTTTTGTTTTACGTTTTACTATTTTTTCAGCAAAACCATGTTCGATTAATTTTAATGCATATTCTTCTTCGCGCTCAATTTCAACACCTGGTCCAATTGTTTCGCGTTTTTGTGCATCAAATACTTTTTTTAATAATCTTATTTTCATATTACTTTGAATTTATTATCTAAAAATTCCACCAATTCTTCGTTTTGTACAACCGTAACAACCTCACCAGCAAAGAACAAATTAATACATCGTATTTCATCATCAATCGATGGAATGTAAAACCCATCAATCTTATTTTCATCAATCCACGCGTTCTTGTAAATTCCGGTTTCCTCGATATCATCAATAACGGTGTAAAGTAGTACTTTCATAAAACAAATATAAAAAAAATTTATTAGATAATTATCATAAATAAGAAAACCCTATACAACCGAAGTCATATAGGGTTCTCAACAGAATAGAAAACAAAGAGAAAATCTATCTTTTCAATACCATTATACAGCAGTAAAGTCACCGTAGATTAATGCCGCTGGTTGTTCAACCGCTAAACCTACTTGCGCCTCAACTCTTGATGTAATGTTATTTTTTCTGAAGTTGTCAGAATCGTTTTCGCTAAACTCTAATGATAAACCTTCAGTAACAACTTTTTTAACTCTTGACCAGTCACCAACATAATATTTGTTAGCAGCGATCCAGTTCGCACGATATACCGGAATTCCGTTGATTCTTAATTGACCGGCTTCGAAAGTAACAACACCTGGCAAACCATATCCGGCACCAGTTGATTTTTCAGTCTTTAAGATATCGTAGAAATCAGATGGTGTAACAACGATTCCGTTTGCAGCAAAATTAGCACCTTCTAAAGTTGCAACCTCGTTGATTAACATTTCAATCTTGTTCTTTCCAGTAATTACTTCAGCAGATGCCGTTGCAGCAGTTGATAAAGTAGTGTTGAACGCAGCATTTTCAGCAATAAAATAATCACGTCTTAATGCTTGTGGCAACCAACTACCTAAGAAAGGAAGGTTGTTGCTCATTTTCTTAGAATAAACTGCAAATCCAGCGATGAAATCAGTATTTAAGTCAACCATTGTAATATCGTAGTCAATTTGAGATTTCGCAGCACCTTCAGTTTGACCAGCGATAGCACCTTCAGAACCAGTTTCACGTGGGTATGTATATGTACCACCTTCGATGTTTACAACACTTGCTAAATCAGAAACATTTAGTAATTGACCTGGAGTTGAAACAACGTCGAATGAATAATCACGCGGTTGATCACCAGTTAAGTTAGTACCTAACGTCATATCACCAACTGCCTTGATTTGTACAGAATTTCCTTTTCTTACAGACTTGATGTTGTCGAAGTTTTCATTAAGCGCATCCTTAATGTAGTCACCAGACTTTTTGTCTTGCTTTTGCTTAGATTGTAATTTTACATCTAATTCGTTAGCGTGTTTCTTTAACGCTTCGATTTCTTTTTCGAAGTTATCTTTAACTTCTTTAACTTCGCTTTGTAAACTCACCTCAAATTCCTTGATAAGTTTTTCCGCTTGTTCTTTTGATTTGCCTTCTAATTTTACAGACAATTCGTTTAATTGGTCTTTTAAATCCATTTTATAGGTTTTTAATAAAGTTATTTAATATTTCTTGTTCTTTTAGAACCGACTTAACTTCCGATTGATTGTTTTTCAACGGATCAACTTTATCAAGTGATTGTTTACCTAATTCGAACGCTTTTTTATGCAAGTCATTTAAAGCAATTTCCAAAAGGCCAAACGTTTCATCTGTAAACGTACCTTTGCGAAATGCTTTAGTTATCTTTTTAATTTCATCTTGAACTTCTTCCATTGTCATTGATTTGAATCCGGTAAATGGTGTTTCGCTATTTGCACCCAATGTAACGGCCGAACCTTCAAACAACTTAACTTCCTTCATAATGTATGCTTCACGATCATTATCGTAATGGCCCTTTACCGTTTGAAAACCAATCGAATGTTCTTTAACAATTCCGGCTTCGTACAATTTCAATAAATCGCTTGAATAAGAAGTATCAAGCATTGGAGTAGATTCGAAATATAACCCTTTTTCATCTTCCATCAATACGTTGAATTTTCCTAAAGGTTGTTTCCAATCATGTTGATTTAAAAAGAATATCTGGCCTTTGCGCTCGTTTATTGTTTTGGTAAACGCACCTTTTTCAATAATATCTTGATCATGGTCTTTATTACCAAACGAACTTAAATAACCAGTAACAACACGATTTTTATAGTCAATGTCCTTAACTGAACCAAAGTTTTTGTATTTCATGTGACAAATATAAAAAAAATTTATTATAAAATTAATACTATCGAATTTTTTTATAGTTCTTGTCTATTCGAAAGTATTTTGTATTTTTATCCCAGAGTAATTTTTTTCATTGATTGATTGTTTTGATTAGTTAAAAAGCATCGTTTTATTAGCGGTGCTTTTTTTTATACCCTTATAATATTTCCGGCAGAATCCCTTTTCACCCTTTGTGCAACCGTACATCTGCAATTTATAACATTACCGGCTGAACCATTTTGTTGATCGCCTGGATATTCTAATTGCTCACCACTTACATTGAACGATTCGCTTAATAATACCGTTTGACCATTCATTGAATAATGATCAAATTTATCTTCCGGAATTCGTCGTGTTCTACTATCTTGCGCCGATATCCATACTTTTTCCATAACAACACCACTCACTGCCGATGCTCGAACGGCCGCAAAATTAGATGCGGTTGTTGTTTCAGTTCTTGCGATTCTCATACCTTGCCATCGATAAAATTCCCTTGAACGAATGTACTTGTATATCGCATCAGTTACTTCAGAAGTTGTTTTGCCTTCGTTGTATTGTTTGGTGATTAACTCCATTAAAAAATCAATGTAGTTTTGTCGAACCGTTACAATTTTTGATCCACCTTGACCAAGTAATATTTTTTGAACATCGGCCAAAAACAAATCAGCGAATGTACCAAACGAAAAATCCTTTTGGTTTATTTGCCTGTTAATATATGCGCCAACCCTACGGCCGTGCTTCAAACCTATTTCCTTGTAGATTTCCAAATACATTTGTTCGAATACGCTTTTATCAACGTACATTTCCAAAAACGCAATAACATTGTATTGATTCGAACGTTCAAACGGAATCTTTGCCGTATGTTCCTTCAAATGCTTCCGGATAATACGAAACGCTTGTTTTTCATATCTTCCATGCCATCGCATCCATTGTTGTCGAAATGTATTTAAACTCATTATTGAACTGAAGGAAAATCATCAAGTGATTGTTCCAACGTTAACACATCATCAATCACCGTAATTTGATTCATTAAATCATCTTCAACGATATCAAGATTCATTATTTCCCTTGCTTCGTTTTTAGTCACGAACCCTTTATCGTTTGCTTTTGATAACCATTCAACCAAAGATTTCATATCATCTTGCATTTCTGGAAGATCCGAAATATCGAACTTCAGACAATACCCTTGATAATCTTTGTACAACGGAAGGATATGTTCATTGAATAGGTTTTCAAATATTTGTAAATCCGGAACAATCGTATCGATTAAAACACGTTTTTGTGCAACTTTATAATTGTCGTATTTCGCACCATTATCGTTATTCAATAACTTTGCATCCCAACCTAACGCATTGCAAATCTGTTTTTCGTCAAACGTTAGATAATCAAACGGCTTCAATTCATCAGCACTTAACGATAAACGTGTAAACCCAATTTCAGCAGATACACCGGCCATTTTACCCAATCGACCAGAATCCGCATCCATCTGCAATAACTTTTCTTTTAATGCCTTCGCTTGTGGTTCAGTAAATCCGGATTGACCTTTTGCATGAATTAAACCAAACGCACCACCGGAACGTAATGTTTTCTTATTCAAATCCAATGCTTCGTTTGAATTTTCAACGTTCTTCCAAACCGCACGTAATGGCGAATGGCCATAAACGTTTGTTGCTTGTAAATCGTAGTTCGGATTGCTATACTTGATGTGAATTATTTCTTTATCGGTGAATTCGGTGTATTGATCGCCTTCAATTAACTTGTAACATTTAATCGGTGAATCTAAATCACCAATTTTATTACCAGGTTTTACAACGATTTCCATGTAATGTGAAGGAAGGATATAATAAGCAATCGGTTCACCGGCTTCCATTCCACCTTCCGGAGCCAACTTGTATATAAATACTTCACCACACGTTGCCAAATACGTTTCAAACAATTCTTTGAACTGCAACCATGTTGTAATTGGATTCGGTTGTACAAGTTTGAAGTCTTTGATTGTTCCGTATGCCTTCGATTCGATTTTCTTTAATTCCAACCTTTGCTTCGGTGTAAGGTTGTAATTCGTAGTTTTTACCAGCCTATTCGCTTTCTTCATTGCATCTTTATCTTCAATTTCCTTTATTTCGAAAGGAATAGATGCGAATTTAGTTGCCCTTTGATTGACAACCGAATAAACAAACGGATTAATATTGTACCCTTTTGTTATGTAGTTTATCTTGTTGTAGTCATATTGTGCTTCACCACCACCAAAGAAACTAAAAAAAGCATTGTTATATTTGTTCGTTCTACCAAGTAAACGATCAATCAAATTTGAACGCATATAAGAAAAGTTTATTTAAATTACAAATATATATAAAAAAAGTTTATTAAAATACAAATACCTTGTTATTTACTCCGATATCCATCATTTCGTGATATCGAACCGCATCAATAGCATGATTGTAATTGTCAATCGGCTTATTGATTTTCTTTCCGGTTTTATCCGTTTGCCAGGTATAGTACCTTAATTCCTTGATTAAATTCAAACTACTTGAAGTTACCAAATACGATTGATCTTGCATTGTTGAAATACCAAACATTATTGAATCCCTTCCTTTTGATACCGGCATGATGTTTATTCCGAATCGTCGTATTTCTTCAATTGATTTCGGTTCTGCTGAATCAGCATACACAAACGTATTTGAAGGCAACACCGCAGCGATATCCTTGTTCACCATTCCAGTTCTGTAACATATTTCGTTTAATATCCGTTTATCGTTGTATTTGTAAACTTCAATTATCGCAGTTGGATCGTTCGAATACCCAAAGTCAAGACCAATACCAATCAACCTTGCACCTTCCGGAATTGTATCGATTTGCTTCCAATTATTGAAGATAACACCTTCCAACGATCCGGTTTTGCCCAATCCATATACATTCCACCAATTGGCCCAATATTGTGACGTTTTCGCCTTTTCCCTTGCTTTCTCAATTTCCTTAACAATGCTATCCGCTAACGCTTCGTTATCCTTATACGTTAGCGTTAACGTTTCCGCATCCCTATCCGGAATGATTTCAGTATGTACCCAAAATTCATGCGTTGGATTATAATCAAGCCAAACTTCATGCGATGTACGGATGGCCAATTGTTGATATGCTTCGAAATCCACATTGTTACACTCATTGATGTATAAAATGTTTCTCCTGGCACCACGTAATTTATCCGGCTGATCAACCGAAAAGAATTCAATAAAAGAACCATTCGTAAATGTATATTTCAAAAGTGATTTATTGAAGTTATCATCAATCCAACGATTTGTTGAACGCATAATCTTCTCAAAGTCTTTCAACGCACCTCTTCGTAAATGCGGAACAGATTCAGATACAACCGATATTTCCATAAAATCGTTTTTTATGGCCTTGTCGATTAATATCGGAAGGATCCCAAAAGTCTTACCAAATTTTTCACCCCCTTACGAATAACGCAAGGGGATTAGTGTCCAGCGGATGTACCGCCTGGAACGACCTTAATCCGCTGTTTTAATTGCCTTAATTTTTTAATGGCTGTTGTGTAAATGAACGACATTTAATTTTCCTTTTTTAATTTTTCTGTAAAATGTTGTGTGTGCAAGACCTAAATGTTCCCTTAATTGACCAACTGATTCAAAAATACACCCATTATACATTACCTTTTTATTAGAAGGTGCTTGAACACCTTTTAAACCTTTATTCCATGGAATTTGACCTTTCTTAAAGGCCGTACTATTTCCGGTTTCACCAACGATATTTGTTAGAGTTTCTAATCCATATTCGTTTATTAGTTTCCTTTCTATTTTTAACGCTTCTTTTTTTGAAACACCTTTAATATAAAAGTCAAATAAAAACCCACCGGCTTCATATACATATTCCCTCCATTTTCGATTTCTTTTAGAACCACCAGCAAAAACACGATCGTTTTTACCAATACCAATGTAAAAAACCTTTTTAGATACTGGATGCAAATGCCTATAAACGTAATAATTATTCATCATCACCAAATAAGGGTTGCTCTTTAATTACCGTTTCTTGTTTGTCAACCAAGTTATTTAATCGTTGTGTTATCGAAGGATTGTATTGCCCACACATTCCGCCTTCAATCTGATCTTGCCGTACTATTTCCCTTATGCGTTTACAGATACTCGAAAAATTGTCGTAAGCACCCCTTGTATTAGCCAAATAATCATGCAAAT